CTATCGACTGGAAGCGTCTGGCTGCAGATCTCGGCATCACTGACGAGCAGCTTGCTGCTTACACCAAGACCGCTGCCGTGTTCAGCGTCAAAGTCACTTCACGTTAATCAGGGGGTAATCATGAATGCACTCAAAAGACTCGAAGACGCTGACCGCATGATTGGTCAGTTATCCAGCGGCAAATACTATTTTTTGACGATTTCTGGCATCTACCGTGAGAGCCGTTCAAAAGCAGAGCTGGTTCAATATCTTATAGACAACAAACTTGTGTAAGGGGGTAATCATGGAATCAATCAAAGTGCAAGGTATCGAGCGTTATCAATCCGTCTACGTGTCAACGATTGATGACTCGGTTTGGGTCAACGTCCAGACCGCTAATGGCAGCGCGAACACTCGGCTGTCATTGGAGGGCGCTGAGAAGCTCATAGAAGCCCTACAAGCTGCAATCGGCAGCGTCGGGGCATCTTTGGATGTCCGGTACCAAAACGAGCCTGTGGAGGCCGCAGAATGAGCGACGGCACATTGTTTGGGGTTGGGTTAGCCGTGCTGATGATCGCGGCATGGCTCACCCACGTCTTCACTTGCTTTATTACCGCGGCGTGGGGGTTCTTGATAGCCGGGGCGATCTTCTTCCCTATCGGTATCCTGCACGGTATTTACTTGTGGATTAGTTAACACAAAAAATTGTTGACACGGCTGCGATCGTTTAATGTAGAATTACATTCACGGTCGCAGTGACCGGATGCGAACAGGAGCGAAATCATGATTATCGAAAACGAAGCCGCCTACAACGCCGCTATCAAAAGAAACATCATCACCAATGCGCAGAAGACGTGGCGTTTGAACACGGATCGAGCTAACGAAATCGAGGTGGCTCTTGAGGCTGGTCGCCGTTTCAGCGATTACGGCGCCGTTGTTGGCTATTCTGAAGATTTCATTGGCAGTTTAGCCGAGGCTTTTGACACCTACGGGAAGTTGACCCCTAACCAGTCCGCCGCCGTTTTAAAGGGCATCGACGCCCGTGCAGCCCGTCGCGCAGAGTGGGCTGACAAACAGGCGGAACTGAACGCCTCGCGCCAGCATATCGGTCGGATCGGTCAAAAATTGGATCTGGAGCTGACCATCAAAAAGATCATCGAACTTGAGGGCTTGCAGTTTGGTGGTTACCACGGCTTTACGTACATCTACATTATGGAAGACGCCGACAAGAACGTCGTCATCTACAAGGGCAACAGCGCCGCCTTTAGCACTGTGGACGAGGGCAGCACCTACCGCTTTACCGCGACCGTCAAAGAACACGGTGTGCGCGATGGTGTCAAACAGACAATTATTCAGCGCCCAAAAATCAATTCAAAATAATTTGCAAAAGGGGGTTGACCGCCCCCAATCTTTTAACTTAAGATTACACAACTGACACATTGGTCAGGATGCGAAACAGGAGAGCAAGATGGTTGACGAGCGCAAAGTGGTTCTGGCGGTAGGCAAGTACAGCATTATTCGTGAGCGGTATTACGGATTCCGTTGCAATTCGTTATCGACGATTTGGGAAGTTGTCGAGAATACAACGGGCGTCAACGGCGAACCTACCCACATGGCTGTAGCTCGTTTGTACCGCCTGCGGGACGCCAAAGCCAAGCTCCAAACCCTTGCAGCAATCTAACCCCAATAGCGAAAGGAAGCGAAATCATGAGACTCGGAACCGAAACAGGCAGCTTAGTTAACCACATCATAACCACTGGCGGCTCAGATGAGCCTTACGTCGGTATGCCCGCGACGGTCTGCTTTTGGACTGACCGGAGCCCAGCGACCGTGGTTGAGGTCAACATGAAGAAGCGGTATATCGTGGTGCAGGATGACGACTTTGTACGCGTGGATCTGAACGGTATGAGCGAAAGCCAGAAGTACGATTACACGCCAAACGTGGAGGGCGCCAAGCGCATCTTCCGCAAGAACAAGCAGGGCAAGTGGGTGTTGTGCTACATCAACCCTGAGACGAAGCGTATGGTGCAATCTGGCGGCTGCGGTTTGGCGCTGGGTCGCCGTGAGAAATATCACGATTACAGCTTCTGAGCTAGACTGGCGTCTCATTGGGGAAGCGCAATCCCGCAACAATGAGGCGTCAAGGATCGGCAGCTCAGCCGTTTGCGTAGAGCCTTAAGTGGCGTGAAGATCGGTTGGGCACTACCCCCGCCCGCACAGACTGGAACCTGTGAAGCAGGCCGGTCTTCACACCAGTTGGGAAAGCGGATGCCGGAGACTGCACCTCCTTGCGGTCATTGCTTGCCGGACGCAGCGAGTACCAACCCTAATACGCATGAGGATTGGGAGATGCAATTCGAGCCTGCGCTAGTGAACCCTTGTGGAAGATCTAGGTACCAGTCCTCATCCGTGTTGGGTGTTAAGCCAGCATTCGAGGATGTTGACGCAAATGGTTTTCTGGCTTTCCCATTTGCCTAGCCGAAGACCAAATCGAACCCAACGCCAACCCTAACAATAAGAGGACAGCATGGAAAACCAAGACATTCGTATTACATTGCAATACAATCTGGAAGAGATTAATCACCTGCTGACGCTGTTAGGGGCTTTGCCCTTTAACCAGTCTGCGCCAATGATCGACAACATTCGGTTGCAGGCGATGCCACAGCTACCAGTTGCTGAGGGGAAAGAAGATGCCGAAAAGCAAGGGAATAGTTGATGACTTGCAAGAGTTTGCTGAAGACTATCGCAAGACGTACAAGGCTGGCTTAGGCCTTGATCCTGACAAAGACTACGTAGCAGCCGCCAAAGAAAAGGCGGCTGAGTTCGTTGAGAATCTTGGTAAGGGCGCCCGGAACTATGGTCGCGCCTACAAAGAGGGTTTGGGCATGAAGCCCGACACTGACTACGAAAAGAAACGTGGCGGCTCAATCAAGAAGCCCCGCAAAGCTATCAGGGGTTATGATTGAGATGGACAAGGACTTGGAGACACGCTTCGCGGTACACGAGGCGCTATCGAATGCTCGTTATGAAGCGATTGAGAAGCGCCTAGAGAAGGGCGACCAGCGCATGATCCGCATTGAGATGCTGATCTATGGCGTGATGATCATGGTGCTGCTTGGCCCCGGAGCCGCGGCAGAGTTCTTGAAGAAGCTATTCACCTAACCGTAGGCAAGAGAGAGACTGAGATATGTCTGATGACGCCACAGTTGCTGACAAGCAAGCAAAACCCCCAAAGAAGCGGGCTGGTAGGAAGACAGAGTACGACCCCGCTATAGCCGCAGAGATCTGTACAAGGATCAGTTGTGGCGAATCCCTACGCCAAATCTGCATGGAAGACAGAATGCCAGTACACAGCACTGTGTATCTTTGGCTGTTGCAGAATAAGCAATTCTCAGACAACTACGCGAAGGCGAGAGAAGAACAAGCAGATACACTCGCCGATGAGATACAAGCGATAGCTGATGAGCCCCCTCAAGAGATCGTTGATGACAAGGGCATAAGCCGCACCGATAGTGGCTGGGTGACATGGCAGAAGAACCGCATAGACGCCCGCAAGTGGGTAGCGGCTAAGCTAAAGCCTAAGAAGTACGGCGACCGCCAGATAGTCGCTGGGGACGCTGAGAACCCGCTCGAGATGAAGGTCAACACAGAGATCTTCGACGCCGTCCTGAAGAACATCGAGCTCACCAAGCAATCCAAGAGATGAGATTCTGCACATCGTGCCAGACGCCAAGGGCTGAGCATGAGGGTGAGATGCAGCGGCGGGGTACAGTAATGCGCTGGATCTGCAGGCCGTGCCTTGACCGCAAGAGCCTGAGCCCTTACAAGTCCACCGGTAAGAGTCCTTACCGTGAGCCGATGAGGAAATGAATGGAGAGGATCGAGGTCATACTGCTGGCGATCTACCTGATTATCGTGGCGGTGTTATCGATCTGCTTTGCGGTGATGACGCTACACCTGCCGCCCCGACCCGTCTGCAAGACTCCAGAGCTACGACCCGACCTGACTATCGACCAGTGCCGGAGAAGATTATGGTGATATGGATATTGTTCTCAATCTTCACCCTCGTGATAGGCCTAGTAGTGGGCTTTATGGCGGGCTCCGAGGCTGGCGAGTCGAAGGCCTACAAGGTGATCCGCGACCCTGAGCTGGATAGCTTGTCGCCTGCTGAGCGTAGAAGAAGGATGAACAGACCGTGGACGTAGCAGAAGAATTAAGGCGCCGGATTGCCGAGCGCAAGGCCGAGCTGATGGCGATCAAAGAGCGCGAGATGCTCGAGTTCCCTGAGATCGCCTTGTATGTGGCTGAGTTCCTTGCCGTGCTGGTAGGCCTGATGTTCGGCGTGGCTGGCAAGCCTGAGGCCTGCTGCGCTATGTTCCTGATCGCTATCTACCTGAAGCTGCGCAGATGAGCGAGATCGAAGACATCTTGAGAGACCCGGCGACGCGGGCGCAGTACGCCAAGCTACCCGCCGAGTATCGAGCGGCCTTCGAGTGGCGCACGAACTGGCTTCTAAAGGCGCACCGGTACCAGATCCTGCCATCTGGGAATTGGTGGGACATCTGGCTGCTGCTGGCTGGACGTGGCGCTGGCAAGACCCGCACCGCGGCTGAGCAGCTCGGCTGGTGGGCATGGGAAGCGCCCAACACTCGCTGGGTGGTCGCCGCCCCGACATCCTCCGACGTTCGCTCGACCTGCTTTGAGGGTGACTCTGGCCTGCTGGCTGTCATCCCGCCAATCCTCATTAAAGACTATAACAAGGCGCTCCACGAGCTGACGCTCATCAACGGTTCGCTGATCAAGGGCATCCCGGCGTCGGAGCCCGAGCGTTTCCGCGGCCCGCAGTTCCATGGCGGCTGGTGCGACGAGCTGGCGGCTTGGGACTACCTGCAAGAGGCGTGGGACATGATGCAATTCGGCCTGCGTCTGGGTAAGAAGGTGCGGCTGATCTGCACGACGACCCCAAGGCCGAAGGACTTGATCCTCGAGCTGGTGGAGCGGGACGGGAACGACGTGGCGCTGGTGACGGCCTCGACGTATGAGAACTTAGACAACCTTGCGGACAACTTCAAAAAGCAGATCCTGCAATACGAGGGCACGAAGCTCGGGCGGCAGGAGATCTACGCCGAGCTGATCGACCCCGAAGAGGGCGGCATCGTCAAGCGGGAGATGTTCAAGCTCTGGCCTGCGAACAAGCCGTTTCCCAAGTTCGAGTTCATCTTGCAGTCGTATGACTGCGCCTATACGGAGAAGACGATCAATGACCCGACCGCGGCAACGACGTGGGGCGTCTTTAAGCCCGAAGACGGCCCGATGGCTGTTATGCTCATCGATGCGTGGCAAGACCGCTTGCAGTACCCGGATCTCCGTCCGAAGGTTATCGAAGAGTTCAAGGTGTCGTATGGCGCTGACCCCGAGGA